CCACCCGGCGGCTGACCGTGGAAAGCGCCGGGGAATTTGTGGAAACTCAGCTCTTCCAGCGGCTGGATGAACTGGCCAAGGATAAGCCCCTGCGCCTGACCCTGACCGTGGAGCCAGAGCACCACAAGCGCAGCACGGCCCAGAACAGCCTCATGTGGGCACTGCTCACCATCATGGCAGACCATTACAACGGCGGGCGCACCGGCGGCGTCACCCCGGAGGACTGCTATCTGGAGATGCTGGAGAAGTACGGTGCCAAGGTGGATTATCTGGAAGTCCCGGCGGGCGCTCTGGATATCCTGCGCGGCTGCTACCGGCTTGTCCATCTGGTGGAGATACTGGATAACAACCGCTGCACGGTCAAGTGCACACAGGGCAGCTCCACCTTTACCACCCAAGAAATGAAGAACATGATAGACGGGATCTTTGACCGCCTTGCCGAGATGGGCGTGAGTGATCCCTTAGTGACTGCCTACTGGCAGGAGTGGAGTGAACCATGAAACGCAAACGCTTTGAAAAGCTGATGATCTCGCAGCACAAATCACAGGCTCGCGATATCCGGCAGGCTGTCCGTACCATCATCGAACTGCGCCACTACTCTGAGGGGCACAAGGGCATCCTGATGGTCTTACAACGAAAAAGCCGAGTGCTTCACGGAGGCCACGCTGTACCCTTACGGCGAAATGTATGCCCGGATCCAGAGAGGTCAGGGCGCTATTGGAAAGGAGTCTTGACAGATGACCAAGAAAATGACCCGCAAGCGTTTTTGCAAGCTGCTGATGGCTCACGGAGTCAACCGGAACACCGCACGGGGCTTGGCGCAGTGCATCAACGTCGCCCGGCGGTATGACTTCATTGATGGGTTCACCGTTAAACTTTTCAACGGCCAGAAGTATCAGGTCGATAATGTGCACTCATACCGCGAGGCTTATGAGAGCACGCAAAAGGATGGGGTGCCGCTTGTCTAAAAGCATCATTCAGGCAGAAAAGGAGTGCTACATCTGCCGCCGCTGGTACGCGGTAAAGACCACGCGCGGGCTGGAGGAGCACCATGTCCTCAATGGGCCGCTGCGCAGCTTTTCGGAGAGGCACGGCCTCAAGGTCTGGCTGTGCCACCAGCACCACAATGAGCCGGGCATGAGCCCGCACTATAACGCCACCTGCGCCCAGACCCTGAAAGCTGTTGCACAGGCGAAATATGAGGAGAAGAACGGCCCCGGCGCACACGCTGCATGGATGGCCGCCGTTGGAAAGGACTATATCAATGCTTAATGTTATCGCAATTATGGGCCGCCTTGTGGCGGATCCTGAACTCCGCACCACCCCGGCGGGGGTGAATGTCTGCCGCTTCCGCATTGCCTGTGACCGCAATTTCGCAAAGCCCGGCGAGCAGCGTCAGGCCGATTTTGTGGATATCGTGGCATGGCGGCAGCAGGCGGATTTTGTGTGCCGCTACTTCCAGAAGGGCAGTCTAGTCGCCATCAATGGCCGTCTCCAGACCAACAACTATCAGGACAAGAACGGCAACAACCGTACATCCGTTGCCGTTGTGGCCGACAATATCAACTTTGCGGGCTCCAAGGGCACCAGCAAGCCGGTGGACGAGGGCGGCGAGGCTGCCCCGCGCTCTGAGGCATGGCCAAAGGCTGACCCGCCTGCCAACTATGGCGGCGTGGACGATTTTGCCGTGATCGATGACAATGACGATCTCCCCTTTTAATTCAGGAGGACAAGCAGGATGAGAAAAGACGGATATGTTGTGGTGCAGCCGTGGATGGTCACAGACTACAACCTCAACGGCAACAAACTCCTGATCTATGCCCTGATCTGGGGTTTTTCACAGGACGAACAGTCTTGCTTTTATGGCTCTGTCAGCTACATTGTGGAGTATTTCAAGCTGAGCAAGCGGGCCGTGCTGAACCTGCTGGCTGAACTGGAAAAGGACGGCCTAATCCGCAAGTGGACTGAGCCGGTAAACGGCAGGCCCACAAACCGGTATGCAGCGCTTCGCCCGGCGGCGTGTGCTTCTGCGTCTGATGGGTGCAAAAAGTGCACCGGTGAAGAAAATGCACCGGTGAATAATGTGCACTCTGATGGGTGCAAAAAGTGCACCTCTACCGGTGCAGAATGTGCACCCAAGAAAGAAAATAATAATAAAAGCGAGAATAAAGGGCCGTCCGCAACTCGTTTTTCACCGCCTACGGTGGAACAGGTCAGAGCGTACTTCCGGGAGCGTGGTGTCCCGCCTGCTGATGCTCAGACCGAGGCTGACAAGTTCGTTGATCGGTACGAGGCTAACGGGTGGATCGTGGGTAAAACCAAAATGAAGGACTGGAAAGCGGCAGCGCGTAACTGGCTGAGGAACCGGAAAGAGTGGGGCCAGCCCGCTGCACAGCCTACAACCCCGTATGGCGGGCGTACATGGGAGGATCTGTGATGGATGTGCAAAGCGTGTTGATCGGCGCGCTGCTGATGGACGATCAGCTGGCACCGTATTCCCTGCCGGAGCTGAGCATTGAGCATTTCCGACCTGAATTGCAGCCAACCTTTGCAGCGGTGCAGGGCTTCTGGATCACAAAGGGCCTGCTGGATATCATGCAGATCGCGGCAAAATACCCAGACCAAAAGCAAAACCTGCTGTCCTGCGTGGCCTCCTGTGAGAGTGAGTGCATCCGGCTGACCCGTGACCGCGTGGAAGAGTGGACGCGGATCATCATGGAGGATGCCGCAAAGGCCCGTTTCCAGAGCCTTGCCTTTAGGGCTGTGGATGCTGCAACCGCCTTTGATGATCTGCCGGATCTTTACCAGCAGATGGGGCAGGCGCTGGATATCCACACTGAAAAGAACGATTTTCAGAGCGTGGGCGATCTGCTGGATGATTATATCCGGCATTTGGACGAGAAACCCAAGTACATCCGCACCGGCCTGTCCAAGCTGGACGAAAACCTGCACCTCGTGCCCGGCAACTATTTCGTGATCGGCGGCAGACCCAGCGCAGGCAAAACTGCTCTGAGCCTCCAGCTTGCTGCTGGCATGGCCAAGCAGGGCAAGCGTGTGTGTTATTTCTCGCTGGAAACAGACCCGGCCACATTGCAGGCCCGTCTGATTGCCAACCAGCTGTATGCTCCTCTCTCGGCGGTCAAAAATAAAACGCTGTCCATGAACGAACTTGACCGGCTGGCCGATATGAAGCGCTGGCCGCTGTTCATCCGTTCCGCAGCTGGCAAGGGCGTGGCGTGGATCAAGGCGCAGGCCCTCCGAATGAAAGCAGATATCATTTTCGTGGACTATTTGCAGCTGATCCATGAGCGTGGCAGCAGTGACCGGTACAATGCAATCACAGAGATCTCCATTGCGCTGCATGAACTGGCCCAGACAACCGGCATCCTCGTTGTGGCGCTGGCCCAGCTGAACCGCAACGCTGCACGGGCAGAGCCGTCCAACGCGGATCTGCGTGAATCCGGCCAGATCGAGCAGGACGCGGATGCCATTTTGCTGCTGTCAGCTGACGGTGACACCTATTTCAGCCGCCTGACCAAGAACAAAGAGGGTCGCGTGGGCAATGCAGGGCTGGAATTTGACAAGATGACGCAGCACTTTACTTGTGTGACCGCAAATTAACAAAAGGCCGCCCGGCGGGGCGGTATAGGAGGCAAGCAAAAATGGATTGTAGTTCTTGCAAGGCACGCCATAACTGTATGGCGGTGGTGGAGCCCGGCTCTATTGCGTGTATGGCTCACCTGCTGCAAGCGGGTGGAACAAAGGCAGATGGAAACCCGTACCAGACACGCGGGGTGCCTAAATTCTGCCCGTTTTGTGGCAAGCCGCTGAAAGTCATTGGAGCCGAGCGTTTTTGCAACAACCTCCAGTGCGAAAACAGGTATGTTTCTATGGGGTGAGCGGGCTATGGATGGAAACATAAGTGTTTGCTACAACATGGACTGCATGGAGGGTATGGCGAAAATTCCTGACGGGCATTTTGATCTTGCTGTTGTAGATCCTCCATACTTTTCCGGCCCAGAGCGCCGCGGGTATTATGGCTGCAAGTCAAGCAAGATCGGCGTTCACCGTATTGACTACCCTGTGACGGAATCGTGGTCGGTTCCGGGCAAGGCTTATTTTGACGAACTGCGCCGGGTAGCTGCGCACTATATCGTCTGGGGCTGCAATTATTTCGACTACGAGTTTGCACCCGGTAGGATCGTGTGGGATAAATGCAACCAGAGCACAAGTTTCTCGGATTGTGAGCTTGCTGCAACAGATCTGTTTGACAGCGTGCGTCTGTTCCGGTTCATGTGGAACGGTATGCTACAGGGAAAGAGCATTTCAGAGGGGTACATCATGCAGGGAAACAAGGCCCTGAATGAGAAGAGAATCCACCCGACGCAAAAGCCTGTTGCCCTGTATGACTGGATTTTCCAGCGGTACGCCAAACAGGGATGGAAAGTGCTTGACACACACCTCGGCAGCGGTAGCAGCAGGATTGCAGCCTACAATGCCGGGTTGTCCTTTGTAGGGTTTGAGCTCTGCAAAGAGTATTTCGACCGGCAAGAGGAACGCTTTAGCGCATACACCTCGCAGCTGGATATGTTTCACCTGAGGGACAACCTTATGGGGGAATAAAGGGAGGATGCAGTCCGATGACCTATGAAGAAAAAAAGGAATGGTTGCGGCGGTACCGCAAGGCCGCAAAACTGGAAAAGATCAAGCTGGAAGAGGTAGAGCGGTACCGTACAGACGCGGAGCATATCACGCAGGTGCTTTCCCCTGTTCCCGGCGGCGCTGGTGACGGTCAGGCATTGCCCAGATCTGTGGAGCGCATCGCGGATGCAATGCAGGCAGCCAACGCGCAGGTGATGGAGTGCCAGAGGATCTGCAAGGAGATCCTGAGCGTCATGAACCAGACCGTGGACATACAGGATTACGAGATCCTGCACCTGCGATACATCGACGGCAAGAAGTGGGAGCAGATCGCCGTCAAGATGGGCATGGAAGTAAGCAGCGTATACAGACGGCACAAGAGAGCCGTCAAGGCGCTGGACGTCCCAGAACGCCAGTAAATACCATGTTTTGGGGGCACTTTGCAATACAATACCATGTTTTGAGGGCAACTTGCACTGTTTTTCAATGTTTTGCCTGTGATATTATTAGACTGCGAAAGCCGCAAGGAGCTGGACAACATCCAACACCCTGCGGCTTTTGTATTGCCCGGCTGCGACAGGGGAACAACCTTTATCAACCAACAGCCTGAATGTACCAGCCGGGTATTTTGCTTTGCTATCCAGCGGCACCGTCCGGGCCTGTACCCGGCGGGGCCTTTGAATAGACGCGGGTTCTGGACATCATCCCACAATGTGCATGGCAGCATA